ACACCGCCCCAGCTCCTGCAGCCGGGAGAGGAACCCGGTGAGGAGGAGGACGACAAGATCGAGGGTGGCCCAACACCGGCAGACGAACGGATCGAAAGCCGATTACCGAAAAGCTTACCGAAAAGTGCAGTCCCAAAAGTATCAGCCCCGCCGAGATGGGGCCACCATCGGGTCTCTTTGCCGAACTAGCCCGTTGGCGAGACAAAGCCACCAAGCGCGGCAAGGCAACGGAATTTAACAGCAGCATAATCCCTGACTGGCTCAATGCCGAGGTGGTCGCAGCGCAAGAGGCCATCGGCCCGGAAGCGGCGTTTTCGTTCCTCAAGCAGGTACCGCTCTCTGTGCGAATGGCGGCAGAGCGGCGGATCAAGCGCAAGATTGCAGAGAAGTTGAAAAAGTACCAGCGCAGGGCAGCGCAGTCTATCCGCCGTGGCGAGACGTTCGATTATGATGGACTGGCCGATGAACTGAGGGCGGCCGTGCTCCCTGAAATGCGCAACTTGACGGTGGACAACACCATGAGGCTCTCCGCAGAGGTCGGCGTGGCATTTGACCCGGCAGTAATCAACACCGAAGCGTTGCGCTGGGCCAGAGAGTACGCTTTTGACCTCGTGCGCGGGCTCACGGGCACCACACGGGATCAGTTGAGAGAAGCGACCGCCGCATTTGTCCAAACGCCGGGGCTGACCATCGGGGATATTGAGCAGCTCATAGAGCCGACTTTTGGCCCGGTGCGCGCCGAGTTGATTGCAACGACTGAGGTCACGCGGGCCTATTCAGCGGCTACGAATGAACTACAGGAACTGATGAGACGAACGACGCCAGAACTAGAGACGGTACGCGTTTGGAACACCATGCAAGACGAGCTGGTGTGCCCGGCCTGTGGGCCGTTGGAAGGCGCGCCGGAGAGCGTTTGGATTGGGCAATTCCCCGATGGCCCGCCCGCACACCCGCGGTGCAGGTGTAGCACGTCGATTCGATTTGAGACGAAAGAGCAACTAGCCGATGAGTTTGCAGAGCGGCAGGGCGTGCGTGAGGCATTTCTGAAAGAGCAATGAAAACAACGATTGACCTAGGCAAAACCGACGGTGTGAGACAGGCACTAGAGAGACTCTCTAGCTCAGCGCTGGCCAAGTTTAGTCGACGTGCAACACACCTGGTAGCGATGGCGCTCAAGGGAGTTGTGCAACGTTATCCAGGGCCGCCACACTCGCCTGTCCTTTGGAGTAGCGACAAGCAACGGCGCGCCTACTTTGCTATGCGCCGTGAGGGCGGATACCCGCTCAAGTACACGCGGGGCAACGACCCGATGAGCCAGCGATTACAGCAGAGTTGGACCGTGAGCAGGGATCCGGAAGCGGCCACACTCAGCAACCGGGCGACCTATGCACCCTATGTGATGAGCGACCAGCTACAGACCAGGCAGCACAAGGCCTCTGGGTGGATGACGGTTGGGCAGGCGATAGACAAGCTGCAGGCCGGGGGCACCGTCGATCGAATCGTAAAAGCGGAACTCAACAAAGCGATCAAGGATGCTTTCAAATGAATGAACTAAAAGCAATCAACCGCACCGATGACGAGCTCCGCGTGGGCAACTACATCATCCTGTTTGGCGGGCGAGACCTGGAAGGCGTCAAGCCGCTGAGCACAGAAGTCGTTTGGCGGAACCCGGACGGAAGCCGAGGTGAGTTTTTCTCCAAGTCGGTAGACCTGGAAAGCGCCTACACAGCAACGGGCCGGATACACCTTGACTATGAGCATGGACTGGGCAAACAGGTAGATGCGCCCGATGCCCCAGGCCGGGACGATGTGCTGGGCTACGTGGACTGGGAAACCAAGCGCGTGGACGATCGCGGCGTTTGGGTGGAGCGGGCATTGAACCGCCATAGCTCCTACATGCGCTGGGTTGAGCAGTTGATTGACGCGGGCGTAGTGGGCACGTCTAGCGAGGCCGTCGAAAGTGACGTGCAAAAGGCCGCAGATGGCTCTATTCTGCGCTGGCCTTTGCGGCGCGATACGCTGACCATCACGCCGATGGAATGGCGGAACAAGACAGAGAATGTAGTACAAGCGTTTAAGGCACTCGGAATCCCGGTGCCAGACGATACAGCAAACGAACCAGAGCCAGAGGCAGAGCCAGAGGCTGATCAGTCAGCGGTGATTGCGGCAAAGGGAAGATTGCTCCGATTGAGACTTTCACTATTGGAGGAACAATGAACATTGAACAGTTGAAAACGCTGATTCACAGCAAATCGACCGAGGCCACGGCCCTGCTGGAAGCAGACGAACCGGATATGGAAAAGGTCGAGGAACTGACCGCCGCCGCCGAGGGCTATCAAAAGCGGCTTGATGCGATGATCAAAGCGCAGACTCTGGCCGAGGGCAGCAAAGCCACCAAGCCCGCACCGAGCGGCATTGTGGTCACCAAGGACGCGACTGACAACCAGGCCGAGGACCCCAAACTGCCGACCTACAAGCACATCGGCGAACAGCTCTACGACGTTGCGCAAGCTGCACGGCAGGGCGTTAAGCCCTCTCCGCGGCTGCTCAAAGCGCACAAGTCGGCGGCCAAGGCGATCAGCGGTGCATCTGAAGCTGTGCCGGCCGACGGCGGTTTTTTGATCCAAGAAGATTTTGCCGGACAGTTGGTCAAGCCGGATCTGATGAGTGCGCCGATTCTCTCTCGCGTGCGTAGGATCCCGATGAGCACCCAGGCCAACAGCACCAAGCTAAACGGCATTGACGAAACGAGCCGAGCGACTGGTAGCCGCTGGGGTGGCGTGCGTGGGTATTGGTTGGCTGAGGGCGACCAGTTCACCAGCTCTAAACCCAAGTTCCGAGAGATCCGTCTCGAGGTTCACAAAGTCGGTGCGTTTGTCTATGCAACCGATGAAGTGATCCAGGATGCCGCACAGTTGGCCGCAGTGGTTGGCACGGCAGCTCGTGAAGAGTTGCTCTTCCTGACCGAGGATGCGATCCTCAACGGCACCGGCTCAGGGATGCCCTATGGTATCCTGGCGGCCAGCAACAACGCGCTTGTGGCGGTTGATGAAGAGACCGACCAGGTAGCGGATACCATCGTTGCACAGAACGTGATCAAGATGCGCAACCGGCGATATAAAAAGGGCTCATACATTTGGCTGATTGGTGAGGATGTCGAACCTCAGTTGATGCAAATGTATCTGGCCGTGGGCACGGGTGGGCAGTTGGTCTATATGCCTCCCGGTGGTCTGTCGGGCAATCCCTACGGGAACATCTTTGGCTCTGATGTGATCGAGTCAGAATACAGCGCGGCGCTGGGCGATCAGGGTGACTTGCTGCTTGTCGATCTGAATCAGTATCTTTTCTGTGACAAAGGCTCGATTCAAGAGGCTGTGAGCATCCATGTGCGCTTTGACTATGATGAACTTTGCTACCGCTTCATCTATCGGTGCGACGGCCAACCTGCATGGCACGCACCGATCACGCCCTACAAGGCGACCTCTAACACAGTTTCGCCCTATATCACCCTGGCCGAGCGGGCCTAGAGGAGAACAACTATGAAAGACCTGGAAAGACTTCATTTTATCGGGGGTCTGGCGCCTGATTCCGATTTCGCTTCGGGCACCGTCTACACCGACGTTTTCGAGTGCAACGGTGAAGGGGCCTACTTCTTGATCTGGTATGGCACCAATGCCAGCAGCGGCGCAAGTACGTTGACCATCGAAGCCGCCGACGACACCACGCCGACCAACACCACGGCGGTGGCCTTCCAATATCGGGCCTCTACCACGTTTGATACCTGGGGCTCTTGGACGGCAGCCACGTCGAGCGGGATCACCGTGGGCGGGTCCGCGGATAGCGCCTGGCAGGTGTTTGTGCCTGCCTCCGAGTTGGCCAGCGAGGGCTACGGGTACGTGCGCGCCAAGATGGTTGAATCGACGGCCCAAGCCGCCGACGGCGTGATTTGCGCCTACATCCTCAACCCGCGTTTCCAGCCGGTAGCCAGCTCCAGAATTGACTAAACCATAGGGAGGTCGGCAGCTTTCCCGGCCTCCTCTATCGCCTAACAATGGTTCGAACCCAGGATAGGCAAGGAGAAAACAGATGGGCAATAGAACAGCCCTTTATAGCCGCCAACAGCCCGGCGGCGTGTTCACGATCGACGACTTTGCAGAACACCCAGGCAACATCTGGCATGTCAACAGTTCGACCACTGGCGCGACGGATGGCGCGGGCTATGGTCAGAATCCCAATGCACCTTTCGCAACCTGGGACTATGCATACTCAAAATGCAGTGTCGGCGATGTGATCTACATCGGGCCGGGGCACACGGAAACCTGGTCAACCTCGGCAAATCACGTCACGGTTGACGTTGCCAGTGTGAAGACCATCGGCCTGGGCAACGGGTCCAGCCGACCGACTTTTACGCTCACGCATACCGGCGCAACCATCTCATGGACGGCGGGCGGATGCTCGATCGAGAATCTGCTTTTTGTGAGCGGCGTAGACTCGATCACCACGGTTGCCTCAATCAGTGGCGCGGATGCAACGATCAAAAATTGTGAGGTCCGCGATACGACTGATGTCGAGGTGATCACTGACTTTACCGTGACGGGTGACCGGCTGATGGTTGATGGCCTGTTTCACAACGGCTACACCAGCGGCAATGCACACGATTGTGTGCTTGCGCTCAATGGTGTGGACCGGGCAGAGATCAAAAACAGCCGCTTCATTTGCAACTCGATCACGGCGATCATCGAGTTTGTGTCTAACGCCTGTACCGCGATCGAGATCCACGACTGTGACTTTCTCGAGACGGGCACCACGGACTTTAGCAAGAACGTCGTGGATACCGTGACGGGTTCTACCTGGTCTTGCTATAACGCGTTTGACCTGGCTGCAGGTGCTTCGTTCTCGGGTGGCTCTGGCGCATCGTTGGCCGGGGACGACGTGAGCGCAGCGCTGACCCAGCTTACCAGTTCTGCCACCAGCGTGGGCACGGCTCAGCGCTCGACTACGGCCTCCGTTGGCACCGCTCAGCGATCGACGGCGGCAAGTAGCGCCGGATCAACCACGACCGCATTGACCTCTAGTGCAACGAGTGTGGGCACCGCAACGACCTCCGTGGGGACTGCCCAGCGCTCTACCGCGGCATCCAGCGCGGGATCGACTACCACAGCGGTGACCAGTTCGGCTACGTCGGTTGGAACGGCCCAGCGATCTACTGCGGCTTCTAGCGCGGGTAGCGTCGGAACCGCGTTGACCTCAAGCGCCACGAGTGTAGGGACCGCGGTTGGCTCCGTTGGCACTCAGGACAGCACGAACATCTCGACGGCGGCCAGCGTGGCGCTGAGCGGGATCACGAGTTGGGGCACCTACTGGGATGGCACGCAGTACAGTTACCTGGTGAGTGCTGTGGTGAGTGTAGGATAGTATGAAAATTGCGCATATCGCACCATACGGCCCGAACCAAGCCGGAATCTATGAGGCGGCGCGTGACATGGTGCGTGCCGACATCCGCCAAGGGCATACGGCCTGGTTTGTGGATGCCGGTGCGCAGCTTGTCGGCAATTCGACGCGGGAAGCACCTCGGGTAGGTGCAGTGGACGATCGCGCAGGGTTCCGATTGGTCACCCAGCCGTGGGAAGTCTGCAACGAGGCCGACGTGATCATGCTGCACACCGGATGTGACAATCAATGGCTGGTCTGGAATCAGGCACCTGTGATCTTTGTCATCCACGGCACGCCGACGGCGGCCTTCCGCAACGAGCAGCGCGATACAGTTCAAAGTTACAGCGTCTACACTGAGGGCTCAAAGTGGCCTCGGGTCAAGGCCTTGCTCTATTTCTGGCCTGAGTTCCGGCCTTACTGGGATGTGGTCTTTCCCCCGGGGAAACAGGTTGTGTTGGACTACCCGCCGATCGACCGGGAGCGATTCACCGGGGACGGTGAGCCCTGGGAGATCCCCCGTTTTCAGCGCGGGCGCTACAACGGTTTGATCTGTGACTCGTGGCGGGCGGATAGCGACGTGCTCGAGATTCTACACGGCGCGATTGAAGCAAGCCGACGGGTGCAGGGCCTGACATGGCATATACTTGCGATCCAAGAGCCGATGGGGCCATATACGCATATCATCCAGAAGATGCGCTCCATTGGCGCGTTGGGCACGATCGGCGGACGGCGGCCTGATATGGAACAGGCCTACCGGGGCGTGGATTTTGTGCTCAGCGGGCGGCGCTCTGTCTCGCGGGTCATTGCTGAGGCGCTATGCTGTGGCGCGCCGGTGATTGCGGACCAGGGCTGCACAGCGGCCAATCTGACCGCGGACAAGCGTGATCCGTTGGCGATGGCCAGCGTGATTGAGCAGATGGTGGACCGGGTAGAGCATGATCGCGCTGGCCTACAGCAAGAGACGGCCTCTTTGGCCGAACACTTTGATCTAGATGTCTATGGCAAGAGAATCAGCGACCTGTATGAGCGGGTCATCAAGGAGTAATTTCGATGGCAGTAGAAACGGCAACCGTTCGCAACCATCTGGTGATGCGAGACAAGACAAAAACCTGGCGATGGTATGATGCCTTTGGCCCAAACGTGGTCAAGTGGGAACTCGACATGGTGACTCTGGCCCAGGACGCAAGCGCGAACCCGGCAGGGTATACCACAACCGAGGTGGGCACAAACACAATTGCTCTCAGCGAGAGCACCGACAAGGGCCAGTTGCTGCTCACGAGCGGCGGCACCGAGAACAACGGGATTCAGATTCAGCCGCTGGGTGAGGCGTTCAGCTTTGCCAGTCGGTACCCGTGCTACTTTGGCGCCCGGATCGCGGCCAACGATGTGGATCAGGTGGACGCTTTTGTCGGCCTGGCGATCACAGATACTACTATGCTGGCCGGGTGCTCGGATGATATTGGATTCAGAACGGACGACGAAAGCGCGGCGCTCCAATTCATCTTGGAAAAGGATAGCAATGAGACCGCCAACAGCGTGGACACGCTGACCAACGACGGTTGGGTGACCTGTGAATGGTACTATGATGGCGCCGATTACGTGTATGCCTACGTCGACGGCACACTCCAAGCCACCGTAGCGCGATCGGATGCCAACTTTCCCAACGACGAGCACTTGACACCGACAATCGCGCTCTTGACAGGTGAGACCACCGCCAACACGCTCACCGTTCAGTGGGCGCGGGCAATCCAAATCTGGGAGTAAACCATGACCATCAAAACCAATGGCCTGCAAGGCCTCGATCCTGGTGTGGATGCCGCCCGAGAAAGCAGGACCTTTTGCAAGTTTGCCAATGCGGAGAGTTCATTGAACTCGGCCGCAACGGTGATCACAACCGCCGGGTCATTCCTCAATATGGAGTATGGCAAGCGGTACATTGTCGCATGTGCTTACTATGCGCTGACCACCGGGAGCGATACGGCGCAATTCGAGATCGTCACCACGACCGCACACGGCGGCAGTGGAACCGTCACAGCGAGAACGCCAAAGTTTCACAGCGGGACGACGGCCACGATCACCGGGTCCCTCAGCGGGCCAATGCCGTTTAGCCCGCCGATGGCTTTCACAACCGATGACGGCGCGTGTGTGGCCATGAGGGTGCTGACCAACGACGCGGGCGCAACGGTCAACTGCGGCTTCACGGGCTGGGAGGAAGAGGCATGAAAAAGGCTTTGATTCTGGCAGTATTGGCAATCGCATTGATCCCCGCTGGCGCATTTGCCAGCGTTCGGGACGGGTACGAGGCACGAGCACAGGAGGCAGCGGTGGCAGAGTTTTCACTACAGGCGTTACACGACGAGATCGAGGCTGACCCGATGGAACTCGGATACAAAAACGGGGACGGCACATGGAAAGAGGACGCGGAGATCGTGGATCTGATCAACGCGGCTAATTACACCATCGACAGGGCCAGCGTGGAAATGGAGGATGTTCGTGCCGTCACTGTATACGAGGCATATGATGGGCTGGGCGCTGATGAACAGGAATGGCTGCGATGGATCACGCCGGGTTCTGGATTGCTGCGAGTCACAGCAGATGTCAAGCTCCGATTGACAGGCCGAACATTGTCGGTAAACGGTGTCGCTGGCACGGGGGGCGACGGCGATTCGTTTTGGGCTCTTGCGGATAATGCAGTAGCTTCAGACGTGCTAGCATTGGTCGAGATCGACGGCAGCCGTGCCGAGGTGCTGTGGGGCGAAGGCCGAACGATCAGTATCAGCAACGTAGGCCACGCGGCGAATCTGTAGGAGCTAGGCTATGGCTAATTTAATTTACAGGAATCGCGAGACGACGCTCTGGTTTGTACCAGCCGCAGCCGCGCAAGCGGAAACTGCGGCGTTTGAGATGCATAACATCGCCGCCAGCGCAGGCAGACAGTCGGCGCAATATGATCTAGGAGAAGGCGCAGTGTCAGGCTGGTACGAGTGGCGTGCGTTTGTGCAGTTTGCAACGACGCCGGTCCTGGGCGAGACGGTCGATTTCTATCTCAAAACGGCGGGCAGTTCAGCGTCGGCCACGGCGCATCCAGATAACGACGACGGCACGACCAGCGCAGCCGTATCCGCAGCAGACAAGTTGAAAAACCTGCAGTGGATCGGCTCCATCGTCGTGGACGAGGCGGCGGCTGACGTCGAGATGGTTGCGTCCGGGTATGTGTTCATTGCGGCGCGGGCGTTCAACGTTGTGATGTGGAATGCGTCGGTTGACGCGCTCACAAACGATGTCGATGAAAACGGGTTCATGTTGTCACCTGTGCCGGATGAGATCCAATAATGGCATCTGGTCGAGGCGGCTGGGACCTGCCCGGATCACCCAACGCGTGGTTCGGAATCAATCGAGACAGTCCGCAGGCTAACGGACTAGTCGGCTGGTGGACTGGCCTCGGTCGAGGCGGCTGGGGCCTGCTGCGGGACGCGTTGGGTCGCTACAATATGACGGCGTACAACTCGCCAACCATCGCGGGTAGCGAGTTCGGGCCGGTGGTGCTGTTTGATGATGCGTCGAGCCAGTATCTATATTCCAGCACGCCAGTGCGCACGGTTGCGCCGGTGACGCTCGCGTGCTGGTTTCGATGTGACGATGCGACCACCGGAGATCAAGCCCTCGTCGGCCTCTCGTCCGAGACAGAGGACTATGACGGTTGGTGGCTGCTGCTGGAGACGAGCGATAATAAGGTACAGGCGCGACTGAATGGCAGCGGCGCGACCGACCAGGCTGAGACGAGCACTTCTTTTAGCGAAAATACTTGGCATCACGCTGTGGCGGTTTTTGCGTCAGACACATTGCGAGTCGCATATCTCGACGGAGGCGGCAAGGGAACCGATACAGCGTCAAACACGCCGAGCACGGTTGAGAACACGACGCTGGGAGGTATCTACTATGCCCCTGGGCCAGCGGTAGATGGTGTGTTTTCGGGCTGCATTGCCGAAGCTCGCATCTACAACCGCGTCCTGTCTGACGCTGAGGTGTCTGCGCTCTACGTCCCGCGCACGCGCTGGGAGTTGTATCGGGTGCCAAAGCGCGTGTGGTATGTGGCGGCGGGCGGCGGCAGTTACTCACTCGAAGCGAGCGCGGGATCGCTCAGTCTCACAGGTCAAGCAGCCGGGCTGACTGCGGCGCGAAAAATAGCCGCGGCACAGGGTACGCTCTCTTTATCTGGTCAGGCCACAGGGCTAACCGCCGGGCGAAAGCTAACCGCCGCTCAGGGTTCAATCAGTCTTTCGGGTCAAGCGGCGGGCCTAACAGCAAGTCGGCTACTTACCGCGGCACAGGGCACACTCTCGCTAAGTGGTCAGGCTGCCGGGCTAATAGTGGCGCGATTGCTGAGTGCGGAGAATGGCACGCTTTCGCTCTCTGGTCAAGCCGCCGCTCTGACGATTGCGCGGCTGCTGACCGCCGCAAATGGTACGCTGACGCTCTCTGGACAGAGCGTGGGGTTGACCGTTGATCGATTGATCACGGCGGCAACGGGGACACTAACGCTCTCCGGGCAAGTAGCCGGATTGGCAGTAACGCGGAAGCTGACCGCAGCGCAGGGCACGATCACGCTCACGGGTCAGGATGTAAGCCTGACGCACAGCTACCCGCTCACGGCAGAGAGCGGCACGTTGACACTTGCCGGTCAGAGCGTGGGGCTGACGATTGCGCGGCTGCTGACCGCCGATGTGGGCGCAATTGCCCTGGCTGGTCAGGATGCCACACTGACCTACTCGGCGCTATTGGTGCTCAGCATTGGTCCGGTGATCCGCGATACGAGCGCATTTTTGCCACAGCTACGCGGCACAACGGCGGAGAACTCCGCGCAGGTGCGCAGCAGCAGAACATCAGACGGCGACATTCGAGGAACCGTAGAACTATAGGAGATTGACATGGCATCGTATACGGCGATCAATGATTGGTTAGAAAATATGGTAGAGAACGCGGATTTGGAGAGCGATCAATTTGTGATCGCGCTTTCCAATACCGCGCCGGGCGCCGAGAGCACCCCACCCACCGGGGACGGTGACGGCATCTTGGGCAACATCACCGAGGTAGCCTACACCAACTGCTCTAGCCGGAACATCACTACTACGAGCAGCTCACAGACCGGCGGAACCTACGAGTTGATTTTGGCAGATATCACGCTCACAGCCAGCGGCGATGTAGGCCCGTTCCGCTATGTGTACGTGTACGATGACACGGTGGCTAGCCCCGCGGATCCGCTGGTGTGTTACTTTGACTATGGGAGCTCAATCACGTTGGCCAATGGTGAGACGCTGGAAGTGGACTTTGACGGAACCAATGGCCTCTTTCAACTGAGCTAACAATGATTAGACTAGAGATCACCGTAACAGACATAGATGAAGTCATTGCGGCGGGCTATACCGTCATCCGAGTCTACACGGACACGGAAGAGGATGGCGATTTTGACACGCTCGACGGGACAGAGACGCTTGTTGCCGACACGACCGGCTACACCTACGTCGACACCGACGGCACCACTTCGACCTGGTACAAAGTGGCCTACTATGGCAGCTCACCAGACGAAGGCAGCAAAAGCGATGCACAGCAAGGCGGCACAATGGACGCCTACTGTACCGCGTTTGACGTGCGGCAAGAGGTAGCCGTGGGCAGTGGCGCCGACTCGATCAGCGCAAAGTGGGATCGGGTGCTGTGGAACATGGCCGTTGAATGTAGCCGCCTGATTGACGTCTATTGCAACCTGGAAGAGAACGCTTTTCTTGCCAGTGGGTCGGCCACGCGCTATATGGACGGCAACGGCGATCTTGAGCTTTGGTTGCGTTGGCCGGCAACGTCCATCTCTGCCGTGTCTGTCGAAGAGACAGCGGGATCCGGAACCTATACCTCGTGGACCCAAGGCACCGACTATTTCAGATGGCCTTACCAGGATGACACCGGACTGGCAGTCAACCCGGTTTTGCGCTTGGACGTCAACACCAAGAGCAACGGCACCAAGTCAGTTTGGTACAGTGGGCAGCGCACGGTGCAGCTCACTGGCGTGTGGGGCTATAGTACCAGCGTGCCGGACCTCGTAGCGCGGGCCTGTAAGATGCAGTGTGCCGAGTGGTACAAGTTGGCCGCTCAGGGGTGGTCTGACTCAGGCGGCGCGCCCGAGTTTGGAGAGCTACAGTATCCAAAGAAGCTAGACCCAGCGGTGATCAAGTTGATCGACCGATACCGGCGGTATCCGCTATGACCACCGTCGTTGTGCTCGACATGGCCCACTGTGGAACTACAATGCTGGCCGGGGTGCTTGAGCGCCTTGGCGTGCCGATGACCCAGGGCGGCGATCGCGGCTTTCTGGAAGATGCTGCCCTGGCTGAGTCTCTGCGCAACCGAGAGGCTTTTGAGGCGCTAGTCCAAGAGCGTAGCGGCCAAACGTGGGGATTCAAACACAATGGCGTGTGGCGCTTTGCCAAGTGGTTTGGGTGCCTGGACAATCCGGTGTACTTGGCGATTTACAAAGATCCGGTGTCAGTGACGCGCAGATACCACGGTGATGTAGAGATCGGTGCGCTTTACAATATCCTTTTGAAGATGGATCGCAGCATGGCCGGGATTGCTGCAAGCAATCTGAGTGTGCATTGGCTGTCTTACCTGGAGGCCGTGCGTGGGCCTCATTTGTTCGCCGAACGGATCGCCGAGATTTGCGGCCTGAGCGCAACAGAAAAGCAGATACACCGGGCAGCATCGCACATCACACTGAGAGGGTGCCTAGATGGCTGATATAAACGGGCTAAGTTATCGTGCTCTACTTGTGAAATATATGCAGCACGTACTATGTGAGGAAGGTATACATTTTCTAGAATATACCCAACCGGGGGATCAGGGAGATATATACCTGTATCAAGATGAATTAAAAATACTCAAGCAGTTAGCAAGAGAGGCCAAGGCCACTTTACATGAAACAAGACGGGAATTGGCCGAGCAATGTATTAGCGCCTGATCGGCAACTCTGGCTTGCCATTCGGCAGGCACTGATCATCATCCTAGGCGCTATAGAGGACCGGCTAGAGATGCAGAGGAGCATCGTACCAAAGCGCAAGCGATAACAGAATAACCCACCGGGAAACCAGCGGGACATTTTCAGATAGCGGGCAACCGCCGTCTGAGAGTGGCCCGCTTTTTTTGTTTTGGAGTCTTTCCAATGGCTGATGCACTGGACAATGTAATCACAGAGATCACCACACTTATGGCCGCGATGACGGGCATAAACCAAGCGCCTGAGTACCCACCAGAAGGCTTGAACGACCCGCCGATGGTCATCACCTATCACGTGCGGGCACCGTTCACTTACAGCGCGGGCATTACATTTGGCCTGCACACGATCCATTGTGATGTGTTGCTCTCCCGCTCCAACCTGCCCGCAGACGAGGCGCAAGCGCGGCCTTACATCATCCGCGGTCTGAATGCGCTTGCGGCCAATGTGACTTTATCGGACACCTGCTCTCACTGCCTTCTGAGAGAGGTCATTGGCCCTGGCATTTTTCCCTATGCCGGTGCCAACTATTACGGAGTTCGCTATGTGCTCGAAGTCAAAATCAATCACGATGTCGAAATCGCCGCCTAGGTACATCGCGCTCTACACACCTACGCCAGAGCACCGATGGACAACCGGGATCCCGGCCCGCAATCTGAGCGCGGCCGAGGTGGAGCAATACGGAATTGATGCGCTCAAACGAGCGCAATGTTACCGACTGGTGCCCGTTGAGGCACCCGAGGAGTAAAAGCTATGGCTGTCAAAGTTTTGACCAAAGTTCAATACGGCTTGGAGTCTGCGCACGGCACGGCAGTAGCCGCCGATACGATGCTGCTCTGTTCCGTGGGTATTCCCGAGGACGATCGAGAGGTCCATATCCCCGAGGTGGACATCGGCGCACGAACCAACAAGCTGTTGAGCGCCGCCGTGGTGCGCAAACTCGTAGCCGATGGAATCTCGCTCGAGGACGCGGACGGGGCCTACTTTCAGTTGTTCCCGCTTCTGTTCTCGTGTGGCTTGCTGGGAAGTGTTAGCCCAGCCGAGCAAACCAGTTCCGAGGGTGATTACCTCTGGACGTTTGCCGCACCGCAGACGGCAACCGAGAACATCGAATCAATGACGCTTGAGGTCGGGGACAATGCCCAGGCGTATGAAATCCCCTATGTCCAAGTGCGTTCGATCACCATCTCTGGGGATTGTATCTCTGGCGAGGTCCACGTAAGCGCAGAGTGCTATGGTCAGTTTGTGAAACAGACCACCATCACCGGCGCGATCTCTGCCCCGGCTGTTGATATGTGCATCGGCAAGCTCTCACAGATTTACATTGATGATACCTGGGCGGAGGTAGGAACCACCGAGCTGGCCAGTTGCCTGGTCAATTGGGAAGTCACGCTCAACACCGGCGCCCATCCTAAATTTTGGGGGAGCGCCACGAGGAATTACACCTCTCACGAGCAGGGCGCAATCACAGGCGAGGCCACTTTTACTCTGGAGCGCAAGACGGATGTTGCCACCGAGGAACTCAAATTCAGACCGGCATCGGGTTACGCTCAAACCCTGCGCGCTGTTGAGTTGAAAATGACCGGGACGGCAATTGGCGAGGGGGATAGCCATTCTTTGGTTCTCGACATGGCCGGCATTTGGACCAGTTGGGCCACCCTGAGCGCTGAGGAAGAGGGCAACTCTCTCGACGTGTGTACGTTGACGTTCGGCTATGACACGACCGGGGCACAGAGTTTTCAAGCTCTGGTGACCACCGATGTGAGCGCAATCTAAAGGAGGGAATCTTGAGCAACGCACTACAGAAAATCACGAGCACCGGGCCGGTCAAAACGACCGTAACGCTTGACCTGGGCGACTGTGACGAGGCGTACCGTGGCGCGATCTTTGACGTGTGGGTGACGCCGACTCGTGCCCACTGGGCCGCGTTTGCCGAGTATGTCGTCTGGCTGGAAGAGGAACCCAAGAGACAACAAGCCAAAAAAGCCGGGATGGCACCGGCTGAGGCCGCCGAGTTTGACCGCGTGATGGGCGAACAGTTAGACCGCGAGATGTGGAGCCGCCTGGACGCCTGGTTGGCCGATACGTGGCTGAACGTTGAACTCGAAGAGGTGACGCAGATTCGAGAGCACCTGCAGGCCGACTTCCCCGCGGCGTGGGACTGGCTCTACAACCACACGCTGAGGACGATGCGAGAGTACCGGGACAACCTATCAAAAAACTGACGCGGCGGTTGTCTGGATACCTCATGGGTAGGTCCCGACAGCCGCCCCGCGAGTGGGCCGACATCGAATTAGCCAGGCATCTCAACGCTGTCTTGGGCACGACGCACATCACGCCATGGGGACTAGGCCAGATCCCGGAACACTGGATTGATTTGATCGTGCGTGGCGTGCGGCTGCAGCAACGACTAGCCGAGCAGGGATTGATCAAGTGATCAACGAAGTTCTAAATATTATCGTCAAAACAACGCACAAAGGCGACGGAGCCAAGAAGGCCGCCAAGGGCCTGGACGACATCAAAAAAGCCGCCGGAATGCTGGCCGGTGCGTTTGCAGCCATTCAAGCGGGTTCTGTTGCCGTTGAACTGGTCCAACTTGGGGCAAGTGCCCAGCGGCAAGCAACGGCGCTCAACAACCTTGCCAGCGCAGCGGACACCTCTGGTGATGCGATCGTTGGCGCGATGCAAGAGGCGTCTCAATTCACCATTGACAAGATGAGCGCAATGGCCGCGGCCAACAAGGCTATGGTCATGGACGTGGCCAAAAGCCCTGAGGAGTTTGAGAGGCTGACGCGGGTTGCCGTTTCTCTGGGCCGGGCAATGGGCCAGGATGCCACCAAGAGCATTGACGACTTCGTGACGGCCTCGGCGCGTCAATCACAGATGATCGCTGACAACCTGGGCTTGACCGTCACCGTGGGCCAGGCTACCGAGCGCTACGCGGCCAAGCTGGGTATTACTGTAGACCAACTCAGCGATGCAGAGAGAAAACAAGCCTTCCTCAATATGATGCTAGAGGAAGGTGAAAAGAAGATGGCGGAGCTAGGGAATACCACCCTAGACACGGCGGGCAAAATCGAGCAGTCTAGCACGGCATGGAAAGATGCCAAGCAGGCGGTGGGCGGTGCCCTTGCGGCGTTTGCCAGTGCAACCGGAATCTTGGACAAAGTGTCAGGTTCTGCGCGCAATGCGGCAACGGGGATGGAGTCTCTAGCCGAAAGCGGGTTCAATGTCCGCGCCTGGCTCAAGTCGATGGGCGCGATATTCGACAAGAACCAAACGCAGATGGAGGCATACACTGCCGAGATTGAACGACAGGCGCAAGCGGAGGACGAGCATCTACAGGTCGTTGTACAGAAGGCCGCTGGAATGCGGTACTACAGCGCTCACATAGAGGAGGCGGCACAAGCTCAAGACATGGCCGCCTACAGTGCATTGAAACTAGCACAAGCCGAGCAACTGGCGGCGGCGGCGGTGGGCACGGGTGAGAGATGGAATCAGTATCAAGCCGCTCTGGACGCTACAGCAGCTAGTGAAAATGCTACCGCAATCGCAACACTGGAAAACACAAAGGCCCAAGAAGCGGCGGCATTGGCGGCACAAAGCGCGGCCACAGCTACCGCGGGCCTTGCTGCAAGTCTCAAAGACGCTACCGATGCCCAGATTGCCCAGGCGGCTATCTCTCAACTGGGCCAGGCGCTACAGGACGGGCAGATCGACGCGGACACTTACGCTACAGCAGTTCAAGAGACACAAGTTGCTTTCGGGTTGGCCGATGCTCAGAGTATAGCACTGACCGGCAGCCTAACGATCTTGACCGAGGCACTGGCAAGCGGCCAACTCAAGGCCACCGATTACAACGAAGCGCTGACCACGGCGATCGCGCAGAGCTACAGCGCAGGTGTTGAGGCCAACGCTTTTGGCGCGGCCTTGGCGGGCATCCCGGACAAAAAGGTAGTCACACTCGAGTACAACATTGTCACCAAAGGCTCCGCGCCAAGTGGGGCAGCCGGCGGCGGGACCTTGGGCGGTGATGCGCAGGCCCTGGGCACCGGCTTTGCGATGGGCGGCATGACCCTGGTTGGTGAGCGTGGCCCGGAGCTGGTCAGTTTGCCCCGTGGCTCTCAGGTATTCTCGGCCGGACAGACACGCGGAATGATGCGCAGTGGCGGCGGTGGTGGTGGGATCAGCATTGGCCCTGTCTACATCCAGGGTGAATCACCAGAAGTCATCTGGCGAAAGTTGGAACGCTATGCTCGGTTGAAGAATAAATCAACTGGGCCACAGATGGGACGATAGACAATGGCGCTCACGGTAGAGATTTACAGGCTCTCCTCTTGGCAGGCAATCACCCAAGATATCCCCTTTTTCGGCGATCCTGTGCCTGGTCTCGTGCCGTTTGAGCTGGAAATGACGCGGGAAAGCAACGTTGCGGTGCTCCGCTTTGCCGTCAATGCGTCCAGCTACAGCGAGGAGGCGCTCGGCACCGAGATCAGAGTGAGGATCGACGGCACGCAGATTTTCGGCGGCTACCTGACCACCAGGGAGCGGATCCGTGAGGGTGTGATCGTTGGCGCAAACTATGAGTGCCAAGATTACAACTCAATCATGGATCGGATCGTGGTCACCGGCTACACCATTGACGCCGGGGACACAGACAGCACCGAGATCGAGACGCTGCGGGCAAGCAAATTGAACGCGATCGGCGTCACAGCGGGCACCATCAACACCGTTCAAGCCAGCATGCCAGAACTCTACCTACAAGGCACCTTCCGAGAAGCAATGGAACAGATCGCCGCGGCGGCCGGCGGCGCGCACTTTTACATTGACCAGGACAAAGCGCTCAACTATGTAGCGGCAACGTCTGACCTGACCACCGTTTCACCCGAGACGCTTGACGATGATCGCACCGTGGCCGACTCGTACCCGTATGCTGATTTTACAGAGCGAGAGGATGAAACACGCA